AAGATGCTACTCTACTCACAACTAAAGCGGCTCAAATTGTCTATGTAGACAGTACTTTGGGTTGGAAGGAGATTTAAGAAATGCCATTTATTTTAGCGGCAAGTGCTGCAGGAGCTTTACCGCAAATTGCATTAACTCAATCACAGACTTGGGTGCCTCCGCAAGACGGAAATATTTGCATTCATGTGATTGGAGCGGGTGGTGCTGGGAGAGGTAAGACTGATTCTTCTCATTCGGGAGGAGCGGGCGGTTATTGCAAAAAAAATAGCCTTGCAGTTACTACAGGTGGAAGTTTTACCGTTGTAGTTGGGGTAGGCGGCCCTAGAAAAAAGGGAAATCAAGCTTCAGCAAACGGCGGTAATTCAACTGTGGCGGGTACAGGACTTTCAGCTACGTTAACTGCTAATGGTGGAGCTTCGGCTTCTTCTACCGCGTCAGGGGCCGGTGGAACCGCAGCCAATGGTGACGTAAATAATACCGGAGGCGCGGGACATAGTACTGGCGGGGGAGGTGCTGTTGGCGTTTATGGCACAGGTGAAGCAGGACAACCCATACTAAGGGGCGGTCAATCTGACGCGGCGGCAGACGGAATTGGTTTATCAGGTTTTGGTTATATTACTGGAGGCAATGCGGGAGCATATATTTCGCTAGAAATGTATGATGATGGAATGGTTGGCCCACAAGACGCCGGTTCGCTATCAGGTGGCGGGGCTTTAAATTCTACCGCAAATTCTAACTTCCTTGCTGCCGGTAATGGCGGTATTGGTGGGGGAGGAGGCGGGTGTAGAAATAGTAATAACGATGGTTATGCGTTATCAGGAAAAGGTGGCGATGGCCTTGTACTTATACAGTACCTACCTTAAGGAATAAATTATGGCAAAAATATTAAGTGAAACAGCACTCGATAACGGTCTTATTCGTTATCAATACGAAGGATGGTACGAAGATAAAAGCGCACCAACAGTTGCCCCTGAACCTACGGCAGAAGAAATTGCAGCAGATGCAAGATTATGGCGTGACTCAGAACTTAGAGCAACCGATCAAGCATCGCAAACACCTGACTGGCCTAACCGCGATAACATTTTAACGTATCGAACTGCGCTACGAAACTGGCCATCTACAGCAGATTTTCCGAGCAAAAAGCCAGTACTAGGATAATATTATGGCATCAACACTTATTACAACAAATGTAATCTCGGACAATGCAATTACAACTGCAAAAATTCCTGACGATGCAATTACGTCAGCAAAAATTGCAGACAATGCTATAGATATTGCACGCCTTAATGTTTCGGATGGATCTAATGGTCAGTTTTTAAAAACTAATGGTTCGGGTGTTCTTTCGTTCGGTTCTGTAGCTTCGGATAGTGGGCGAGCATACTCAGACTGGGCTATTAAAACAGGTAACTATACAATGGCAAATAAAGATCAAATTATTGCAAATTCAAGTTCTACAATTACTCTTACTCTTCCAGCCAGTCCAGGTGCGGGAGATACAGTAGTAATTAAAAATGTAGGTACAGGGGCAGTAACAATTGCAAGAAATGGATCAAATATCGAGAGCGCAGCTCAAGATGGTACACTAGCAGCTACAAAAGCTATGCAAACAGTTTATGTAGATAGTACTTTAGGATGGAAGGAGATATAAATGCCATATACATTTGGTGGAGGTGGAGGTGGAGGTGGAGTTACTCTTAAAGCAGGAACAGCGGTTGCATCCCACACTCTAGCGGCGGGCTCTGATGTTGTTTTTAACTCAGAGGGTCAGCTCGTAAAAGCTAATGACCTGGCCCCCTATACAATAGATAAAGATGTAGGGCACACGGCAAGTATGTCGAACGCATATTATTTTAATAGAAATCCGGAGTGGGGAGGTAGCAATTATTACATAACTAGACGAAACACTTGGATTTCTGTTTATAAAGGATCAACAGATTGGTTTAATAACGGCTCGTTTGTCATAAGACTTACCGGTAGAGAGCAAGACGGAAGTTATACTCCTACTTTAAATGGTTATAATATTGCAGGAGGAAATCCCACTTATAGTAATAAAATGTATGACTATCCTAATTTTCGAGGTTGGGATTTAGGCGTTCACAATAATATAGAACACATTGCCTTTTTTCTTAGTGGTCATTATAATGGCAGTCCTTACATGTCTAATACTATGCAGGGTGTCATTAGATTAAATGCTACTACAGGATCTTTTATAGGAACTACTGTTATAAATACTAGTTTTATAGCAGGAGGAAAATACGACTATACAGGAGGCAATGGAAATGCTTTTATATGTAATGGAAAACTTATTTTTGCATATGCAAGTGCTTATACAAACGAAACTCATGGTGGCTATAAAATACTTGCTACAGATTATGATATAACAGCAAGTCATGCACAATATGTCTCAAATCCTACTACCACAAGTTTTACGTGGGGCACAACAACTTCTGCCACTCAGTATATGCAGTACGATGCAGGAGTAATAGATAATTCTGCAGGAACTTTTGCAGTTACTTATACTAATGACAATAGTTATCAATATGTGTCAAAATTTACTGTTGCTAACGATAGAACTATAACTAAAAATAGTGATCATACTTGGGGCACTAGCCAACAGGATAGATTCTCAAAAACTGTATTTTTAGATGCAGGAGCATTTGTAGCAATAACGGCTACAAATCAGACACAAGTAATAAAAAGATTTGATTATAACATAAGTACAAATGCTTGGTCTCAGACATATAATACTAGCATTACGGGTTTGTCTCATGTTGATCAATCTGCAAATTCCGGAGGTGGAGCAGTACATAGAAATAAAGCTTTTAGAGAAAACAATAACTCTCAAAGAGTTGTTTTTGCAACTTCGTATGATAATGGAACTGGATATATTGCAATATTTGACACAACTGCAGGGTCTGTAAAACTAGTTGGCAACCAACAGAAAATAAGTAAGTTAACAGAAGAGCTCTACACCAGTGATACGCAGTACGCAGGTGCTATTGAACAAAATAGGCATACAGGAACAATTGGAGCGGCTTATAGACCTAATAGACTACGACTACAAGTAGCACTGTATGCTTCATCTTTTTTAGCAGATGATGGACAAAGAACTATAGACGTAGTTGGAAATACTGTAGCTGATATTGAGGCAGGTGCTACAGGAACTGTAATGCTTAAGCCAGGACTTTCTAGCACTACAACTCTTCCTTCTAGTCATTATGTACTAAAAGATGATCAATACTATGGTTTAAATGTATCAGGAAATATTCAAGATTCTTTTGTACCTCCTGTTATACAAAAACTTACTGGAGATTTTTATAATGGTCAGGCTGCAAGCAATCAGAATGCTTTTACTTCTCCTAATTGTGTTTGGAATATTGATGGCGAATCAAGAGCTCAAGGATGGTTAACGATGGAGGGAGTCCTAACCTCAAATAATGTTTGGTATAGTTTAGGAAAAATTGAAGGTTACGGTCATCACCATCGTTCTGTTATAAAACCCGGAAGTACTAGTGGTTATCAGACTGGTTCAATAAGATTGTATGTAGATGACGTCTTAATTTGGGAGTTCGGGTCTAGAGTAATGCAATTTTACCATGCTTATTATATAAATCGTAGTTTTTATTTTAAGAAAAGTATGGAAGTTCAATTTAATAAAACTGCGTCTAGTACCAACTACCACTATTGGTACTCTCAGACAACCTCTTTGGGGACATAAATATGATAATACAAAATTTAACAAATCCAAATATCGATCCCGTTGAAGGAGATAAAATCGTAGAAATGAAAAACGGTTTCAAAATTACTCATACTTATGTAAATCCTTCTACCGAAGAAGAGCTTGCACGAGAGTGGAGAAATGAACAACTACAAAATTGTGATTGGATAGTACCTTTAAGTGATCATCCTGAAAGAGAAACCTATATGACTTATAGAGCAGCATTAAGAGCGTGGCCTTCTACGTCGGATTTTCCGACAACGAAACCCGTATTAGGATAATATAATGGCAAGAACAAAAGTTACATCAGGCGTTCTAGGCGATAATGCGGTTACGACTGCTAAAATTGCAGATGATGCTATTACGAGT